CTCTTATCGTAGAACTCTTTGACTGTTTTACATCATTCTTGTCTATTTGATGTGAATAACTGATAGCATTTACATATATCACATCATTCTAACTCCTTAAATAATTGTTCCTTATTGTACCCCCCCCCATACTTTTTCAACATTGCTGTATTATTAAAGTCTGTACTCTTATTAACTAATCTATCTCAGCAACAGCATTTATTAGTTCAATACTGATGTAAATCATTATCTGCTATTGAATATGGTATATTATGTTCTTCAAAGTATTTTATAAAAGGCTGATACATATTTACTCTTATCTGTGGTTTCAGATTTAGTAATCACATCTGTGTAAAATCTTCTTTATTCAGATTCAGCTCTCTTAGGATAAACTCTTTATGTTCTTCATTCTGAGGTACGATTTTTATTCATTCTAATGTAAAGTTATCTGCATCTTCAAACATTTTCACTATCTCTAATGTAGATATATTAGGTATGAAAGGCTGTATTCTAATTCCTACTTTATATCATTCAGATTTTAGCTCTTTATAGAATTTAAGTCTATTCTCTATATCTGGGACATTTGGCTCTATATTCTTCAGATTATTTATATTAGTTATACTCAACTGAAATGTATGTAAATCTGGTCTGATGTTTGCATCATATACTGTATCGCTCTTTGTAGAGAACAGGATATGTACTCAGTATTTATTACTTATATCTACTAGCTGTTTTGTAATTCAGTATTGTCTTTCTATCGGTTGAAATGGATCACTCATTCATCAGCAATGCCAAGTAATTCATTGAGCTATTAGATTATCTAGGAAATTCGTTTCATCTATCTGTCATTTATTAAATATCCTATCAAGTCTTTTCTCTACCTTATCCATATCTCAGACTTGTAGATTCTTTTTGAACTCCATTATCTTTCTACAATTAGCGAAGCAGTATCTACATCAGAAAGAGCAAGTCTTATAAGTATCTACCCTAATTGGTAATCAGCATATAGCGAATTTACTACTTACATTCAGAGCATCAAACTTTTGTATCTCCATTTTTATTTTAGTAAGGTAAAGATATTTCTATATTCCACCAGATAAGCATTCATATACACATGGCTAATACTACAAGCCATAAAGCAATTACTAATTTCTGCATTTTATTTTTGATCATCTAATAAAAGTTTTTTAGCAAGTCTGACTGTCAATTCGTTATGCATAGCCTGATACTGATTGTAGATTGTTTTCTTTCGATCTTCGTATTCTTCTCTGTTTATATCTTCAGAAGATAGCCATTCTAAATCCCAGTCATCAAATTCATATTTGATTACATCTATTGCTTTCAATAAATGTTCTGTACTCATCTCATCTATTCTGACAATTTTTCAGTCTCAGGTCTTTCGATATTCTATCATCTGCTAATTCTCTAATATAAATCTGTTCTTGCGACTATTTCTTTTATTACTTTGCTGTTCCAACATAGTCTGCCATCTACAATTTTCTTTGCAGTAGTTTCAGTTTACATCTATTCTATCTATCGTTGTATCTTCTATTCAATGTTTTTTAACAAATTCTACATAACTCTCATACATATCTTTAAAGAAATCTGAGAATGTTTTTCGCTCTACTTTTATTCATCTTCATCAGTAGTTTTTGTATCAATGTACACATTCATAATTACATCTAAGTTTCATGTTCTCCCATTTTTGATAGAATGGAGTCTTTTTCATTCATAAACGACTCTGATTTTTCTGTCATCGTTTGATTCATTCTCTTAGTCTATTAGCACAAGTAGTGCAGTATTCAGTTTTTCAAATATCATACTTTATCATAGGGAAATGTTTTCAGCAATTACTACACATAACCTCATAAGTTGGATATCATGATGGTCTTTTTTCTGTATGAAACATATTCTCTATCTTTTTTATTATTACTATTGTCATTCTACTACGAATCTATTTAAAACATATTTACTACATTTGACTCATTTAATTTTTCTATCTCTACCATAGAAAGCTGTTCATCATTTCATTAACTCATTACATTTATCTAATTGCCATTTTCGGTCATTTCGGAATGTATCAGTATTTACTATCTCTGGATGATATACTTGGCTTATCTGACAGAATCAAAAACTCTTTTCTCTTTTTCAGCTTTTTATTACACTACTCTGTCTATGAGGTTGCCATGTTCAGTTTTCGCATTCAATTAGAGTTACTAAATCCATTCATCATATCTCATAAGCATACTGAACATAACTCTGAATTGGGCTATTTTCTGCATATCATTTATGAGTTATTTTAGTCAGACTTCTATCAGCTTGTTCCATTGCCTCATCTACTTTTTCCATTACTTCTATCTGTTCTTGGATTTCTTCTTCAGTAGGATTTGGCTCTATATATTCAGTTGGAGTGTTTTTTTCTGTGGTTGTCTCCACTAATTTAAACCCTCATAGTCTTTATGCTGTCTCTCGTTTATAATTCATCTTAGCTCTATAATTTCTGCATCCCATGAATCACAATATCCAGTCATTCATTTTAGGAATCTTGCACTATCTGCTATATTTAAGTTATTAGCACATTCATTTTTTAAGTCTCTAAGTGAATCCATTTTATCTACTAGCTGTCAAAGTGTTTCAGACTTATGATTATCTGCTACTGCAGTCTTGTTCGCTCATGCTGTATAAGCAGTTATTAGAATCAAAAATGCAACGATTAGAACTAGGATTATTCCTATTAATTTGATTGTTTTTCTTGTCATGTTTATGTTTAGGTAATAAAAGTTAAGAGTATGCAGGACTTTAGAGAATATTTTTCTGATTTGGGAGTTGCTGCCAACATACTCAGTATTTTAGAGACTTTGGTTGTCTATCACTAATATTGTGAGGACTTAGTCCGCTACATTGCCTCCCTAGTCTTCTTATCTAGACTTTGGAGATCTATCTTTCTCTGTTTGAGATGCTCTAGGTAAAGCTTACAATGTTCCGCAACCTTTTTATCTGCTGGTAGTCTATCATAAGTATTCCTTGCTTTCTCTTTGGATAGCTTGTTTATATCCATGTCTGAATAGGAGTTCCCTCAGTCTTTTTTCTGCTTTTTAAGTCTGATATATTCAGCACTCTCTATTCAGTCTAGATTTATCTCATTCTCTGCATTCTGATCATCTATCTTGGTATAGAACAGTAGTAGATCAGGAATAAACTCCATGATGTCTTCTACTGTTCATACTCTCATAAGATGGTCTGCTTTATTTAGTATATCGTTCATATTTTTTAGAATAATGTATCTGAAGTCTCTTCTTTAAGAGCATCTTGGTAAGCTCTTCTTAGCTGTCATTCTTTTATCTCATCTAGTTCAAGATGTTTCTTTACTTGAGTAATGAAATCATCCTCATCTAAACAGTCTCTCATGAATTTAGTATTAGTCAATGCTCTTTGGAATGGAGACTGAGCTTTCTGTGTTTTAGCTGTATTCTCTGCTTTGTTTACTTCATCTACACTAGCAATAGAATCTATAACTCAGATTCACATCATTGCTAAAGCTCTTCCTACTGCTGATGTCTCTGCATTTTCTAGAGCTGATGTTTTATTGATAAATCCATCTCATCGTTTAGCTTGGCTGTATCCAGTAAACATTCTGCTAGGATTATCTACATCTGGTACTACAAATGCTTTAATAATCTCCATATCTCATACAGATTCTCTAGTAGTCTGAATAGATCAGTTTGGATAATTTTCATTGAAATAGATTACTCTATCTGATACCAAGACATATTTCTTTCCTTTTATGTCTATGGCTTTGTCTTTTAGTTCTGCTGTCATTGTTTTAATTTCTTAAGATGTAAAGCTATTAGTTTATTGTCTTTTGCTTTGCTTTGTAAGTAAGCTATTCTCCTTGAGTAAATTTCTCTAAGGATTCTATCGTGTTCGTGCTTTTCCATTTTGATTTATCGTAAGTATGATTTAAAGGCTTTCGGATTCGCTGTTCTTCTTCTACTCAGTTCTCCTCACATAATTCTAATAATCTGTCTCTTGCTTCTTGTTCTGTTGCACATAATGGTGCTGTCTCTACTCGTTCTCCATTGATGTAGATACATCGGTAAGCTTTCTCATTGTCTCAATCTATGTCTTCATATTTGATACAATTCTGTCAAAAGCATTTCACATATTTTTCTCCATTGATAGTTTTAATGTCCATTGTTTAGAAAGGTTTAGGTTGTAAATCTCTAGGTGCATATTTTTCTAGCATCTCTTTGAAAAACTCTGGATTCTCTTTTTCTTCAATTAGCACAGAATGTCTTCGTTTTACCTTATCATTAGCATCTGTATCTTGGAATCATATCTGCATAGTTCTTCAGTCTTCTCGGCTTTTGATATTCGCTATCTCGTATTGATAATGTCATGCTAATCAGTTCTCGTTTCTCATGTCTTCTATTCATTGTTTTATCTCGTTTAGTATCTTCCATTTGTAGCTCTCTTTCTTTTTCTCATAGTATGGCTTTAATCGTTCTTCAGCTTTGTCTAGCTTTTCTCATGAAGCTCTCAGTCTTCAATATAGGATGGCTAACTTTGATTCAGTCCATCATTCTGGAATAACTCAGCTATCAATAAAGCTAACTAAAGCTGATATTTTCTCTTCGGTTATATCATCCATTTTGATTTCAAGTCTCTGCATTTTGTTTAGGTTGGGAATTAAAAGATTCTATCTGTTCAGCTATTTTCTGTCTGTGCTGTTCAAGTTGTCTCTCTTTCTCCAGATTAGTGTGTGTGGTAGTTTCGTTCTTACTTCGATTTAGGATTGTGTAGTAGTGGCTCTTATACTTCTTTCATGTAGATCAGATGTAATTGTTTAGTTTATCTATCAATTCATCTGTGTGTTTAGTTCAGAATTTCTCTATAAGTTTGGAATGTTCATCTTCTGTAAGCAGAACAAATTCAAGAAATTTCTTTTTATTTATTTTTTCTTTCTTATTAGATTCTTTATCTTCTTCTTTATCTATATCTCTATCTATATCTTTATCTATATCGGTACATTTCGTATTGGTGCGTATACGTTCGTATACGTTCGTATCTTTATGTACTTTTTCTTTCTGTTTAGCCCATCTTTCTAAGGCTATTTGTTTGTTCTGCTCGCATATTTCATCGTATCTTTCATTATTCTTATTCCAGAACTCTATTAGAGTAATCATCATATCATCAACTCTTTCTGACTGTGTGTGGTAGTCTCCTGTTGTTTGGTAGGTAAATATACATTCTAATAGATCAGCTTTCTGTTCAACTTTCCATCTCTGAATCACATTCCAATACTCTTTTTTTATGAGAAATGCCTCTTTAACTTCTGACTTTCTCATGGTATTAATAAGGTAAAATTAAATGGGATCTTGGGATGGCATCTCATACAGGAATTAAAGCTCAGTTCTTATAAGCTGTCCTGTAGAAAGCCCCCTTTATCTTTACTATCTCATGGACTCAATTAGAGTCGAATCCATAGTAGTTTTTCCCATTCCCTTTAGATCGTAGTGTAATCATGTTTCTAGCGGGGTAAGAAATAAAAAGATTTTGATTCAGTCGCTACGAATAGTCTTCTTATTTCTCATGCTAGAGGTCTAATAAAAAAGCACCTATTCATATCGTACTGTAGGGGGTAATCGTTCCTACAGCACTATATGAAGAAGTGCTGTGATTACCCTAGCCATTATATCTTGTGTAGTAGAGCCTTATAATGTGTGGAGAACTCTAGATATAATGTAGCAATATCAGGTGGCTAAGTACTTCCTCTACTTTGAATCGTGTTTGTTATTCTAACACGATTTTTTTTGATGGAAATTACTTATCATTACTTAGTAGCAACTCTGTGCCAACTGGGAGGATCATCTCCTCCATTGCTGATATAAGTATATACAAAAAAAAATATTTTGCAAATCTTTTTGCAGTTTTTTTATATAAAAAAATTATAGTAGTTTATAACTAACATTTCATAATTGACTTTTAGATTTAATTTTAATAATTCAGACTAAATTGTAGCTTTTTACATTCTCAATCATCTAATCCTATATAAATTTGAGTAGTGTTTATGTTTTTATGTCAGAGTAAAGTAGCTACATTATAGATATTAGCTCATGGTATATGAATCAGATCAGTAGCAAATGTATGTCTGAATTTATGAGCATGTATCCTAAATCATAAGCTCTTGGTAAGCTTTCTATATATTCCTCTTATAGATGATTCCCTTATATGTCATTCAGTAGTAGCATCGAATAAGTATTCAGATTCTTTTCTTTTCCTTTTAGATAAGTATTCCCTTATCATATCTAACAATTCTTTCTTTAGATATACAGTTCTTCTTTTTTTTCATTTACCTATAACCTGCAAATTTTCTCAGATTTCTTTTACTTTTATCTTAGCAATTTCAGAGCATCTTAATCATGTATTCAATAGCATGTAGGTAAGTAGTTTATTCCTTAGCTGAGTAATTTCTCTTTTTCATAGTCAGCTATTCACTTTATCTAATATCAGCCTTTTCTGATCCTTATTAAAAAATCATATATCCTTATCTGGTTGTTTTACAAAGTGTATTCTCTTAGAATGGAGAACATTAAGCTCTTGGATAATTCTTAGATACTTAAAAAAGCTTTTAAGTCAGATAAGCACAGTATTACAAGTAGAAGCTTGCAGTCCCCTTTTTCTTAAGCAAGCTATAAAATCGTATATATCATTAAGATTTATCTCTACTGGATCATTAGTAGATTTTCAGATAGTTTGTAGGTATAGCTCAAAGCTATTCAGAGTTTTTCTATATCTTGTAATAGTCTCTATAGATAATCCTCTTGTATATAATTGGTAGTCTAAATATTTTTTAATCATTTTCATTAACAAAAAAAAGTAAAATCATTATAACAGACTCTACTTTTTTTCTCACACACAATTAAATATAATATAAAAAAGTCAATAAGTGAATACAAGGTAAAGTCTACATTTTATGATAACTAAAAATTATCAGTCAGATTTCTATTTTTTGAATTAATGAAAAAGTGTTGCAAAGTAAATTTTCAGGAGTATAATTAGAGTATGTGGAGAGCATATAGTAGAGCCTAGATTTATATCTAGGCATTTTCGCTTATGGTAAAAAAAGCAAAAAAAACAAAAGCACCATCAAGATCTAAGCTAGTAAAGAAAGCTGATTCAGTTTTTTCTACCTTTATCAGACTTAGAGACTCTGATAAGAAATGATATGTAAAGTGTCCTCTATGCTGATGGAAAGGATTTTGGAAAGTAGCTCAGAATATGCACTTTATTACTAGATCATGTTGGTATTATAGATACGATGAAGATAATTGCCATGCTGGTTGTATGAGATGCAATGTAATTCTTAACTGAAATTACATAGAATACACTAGATATATGCAGAATAGATATGGTATTGCTGCAGTAGATGAAATGAGGGCTAACTCTAAAAAGATTTTCAAGCTATCTACTACTGAATTAGAGAATATCATCGAGAAATACACAAACAAAATCCAAAAGTATGCGGATAAGCTGACTACATAAGTCAGATTTTTTATTTACTAAACAAAAACTCATGACAAGAACTATCAGCGACTGAGAAAAGCTCACTCAAATGGCTCTAAACAGAAAGTACATGGAACTAGAGCAAAAAGACAAACAAATACAAAAACTAGAAAGAGAAATAGATTGCTTAAAGCTACAGATACAGGAGTACAGAGAGACAGTATCTCAATTATGTGTCCAGATGAATCATTTATTTCTTAAACAAAAAGAAAATGCAAATTAATAATTTTTTACAGCGATGAGATGCTAAATATTACTACAAAATCCACTGTAGTAAACAATTAGCTCAGGGGAACACTCCAGTAACTTATGAGACATTCTGTAGAAGACTAAAGAAGATGAATCTACATGATGCTATATACTCTCCAAGAGTAGAATACAATGTAAAGCATTGGATGTACGATAGGAACAAAATCCAGAATGCTGCAAGGAGAAGAACTATAAACAGATTAGAGAATATTCAGATTTTAGATTTAGATAACTTAATGAAAGTAGAGATGGCTAACACTATTAAAATCCCAAAACCAAGAAAAACTTTATTCCAGAAGATAATCTCATGGATAAGAAAGAAGCTAGAAAACTAATAGATGAACTAAACGAAATATCTCCTAAAATAGAAATAGATCCTGAAGTAAAGAAAAGGGCTGTGGAGATAGCAAAGATACTACTTAAAGATCACTACTGATATTTACCTCGTAAAGATGAAGAATGAAACATTGTGAAAGATGCTGAAAAGAGTTCCCAGTAAAATGACCTAAGAAATACTGCTTACCTTGTAGCAAGATAGTAAACAAAGAGCAACAAGACAAATGGAGAAAGGAACATAACAAGTAATCAGATTTATTTATTAATTTATTCTATAATGACAAAAGAAAGAATCCTACAAATGATAGAAAAACTACTAAAGATTTATGAAGAATACGATACAGAAGTAGAAGAGAACAGCTTAGTAGAATGTATATGAGAAGATGAGAATGGTAATTGAATTTATAAGTTCAAAAACTAAATGCTAGACCTCAAACTCAGACAGTTATTCCAAAGATGAAGACTATATGAAAGGGAGTCTGTTTTTGGAGTAACTATCTGCTATGAGATAGACCATATAATCAGACTAGAAAGGTATTTCAAACCTGATGAAAGAGATGATCTTTACAATATGATATTCAACTTATTTTTTGAGTATGAGTATCACTGACAGCCAATGTCAGCAAGGAAAATAGCTCTCCTTTTGAATGTACATCATTCAAAAATAGATGATATACTAAACAAGGCGAAATCCACGATGAGAAGAGAGATTGAGAATCAGACAAAAATTCCGCCAAAAATGAAAAACTGAGTATACTACAACTGCTACGATAAGTAGTGTAGTTCTTCTTCATTGTTTAGTCTATTGGAATCGGAGAGTAAAAACTCTCCTTTTCTAATTCAGATTTATTTTCCGCCATTTTTTAAAAACTGATTATAATGCACTCTGTTTATATAGAGACTACATCATCATGAAAGAAGAACTAAACGAAAAACAAAAGATGTTCTGTCTGGAATATTTAAAGAGCTTCAATGCTACTGATGCTTACAGAAAAGTCTATTGAGTAAGCCAAAAATCTGCAGAGTCTCAATGATGTAGATTGTTAAGTAATGTAAAGGTTGCTGAATATCTACAAAGTAAAGCTCAACAGAAAACTGAAAAGCTAGATGTATGAGTAGATTATGTATTAGCATGACTTAAAGAAATTACAGAAATCTGAATGTGAAAAAAAGCTGTAATGAAAGACTGAGAAGAAAAATACATCCTAGACCTTTCTAATGCAAACAGTGCATACGAAAAACTTTGAAAGTATAATAAGATGTTTACTGACAAAGTAGAACAGAGTGGAGATTTAAGTATTAACATTGTATCCTACAAGACATGACAGAACTAACAATCCCTTATCATTTCATCCCTAGAGATTATCAGCTTCCTATATTCGAGGCTGTAGATAATTGAGTAAGGAGAATAATAATGGTATGGCACAGAAGAGCATGAAAAGATAAATGCTGCTTCAATATCATAGTTAAAAAAGCTATGGAGGATGTCTGAATCTACTATTATGTATTCCCTACTTATTCACAGTGAAAAAAAGCTGCATGGGACTGAATCGATAAAGATGGATGGAAAACGATAAACCACATTCCGCAAGAGATCATTAAAAGAAAGAACGACACAGAGATGAAAGTGGAACTGATAAACTGAAGTATTATTCAGATTATATGATCTGATAATGTAGACTCCATTGTCTGAACTAATCCTATCGGTATTGTGTTCTCTGAGTATTCATTACAGTCTCCAGCTGTATGGGACTTCTTAAGACCTATATTAGCAGAGAATGGATGATGGGCTATATTCAACTTTACTCCTAGATGAGATAATCATGCTAAAGAGTTATTAGATATGGCTAAAGAGAATAAAGATTGGATGGTATCAATTCAGACAGTAGATGATACTAAAGCAATAAGTAAGGATGTATTAGAATCTGAAAGGCAAGAAATCATTATGAAGAATGGTAGCGATGCTATCTTCCAGCAAGAGTATTACTGTAGCTTTGATGCATGAATTAATGGATCATTCTATGCAGAAATACTAACTCAATTAGAGAATGCTGGTAGAAGAACAACTTTACCATACGATCCAGCTTTAGATGTGTTTACTGTTTGGGACTTAGGAATAAATGACTCTACAGCGATTCGATTCTGGCAGAGAATCTGAAAGGAAATCAGAGTTATAGATCATTATGAGAATAGCTGAGAATGATTATCTCACTATGTAGCTATCCTAAAATCTAAACCTTATAGGTATTGAACTATGCGACTTCCTCATGATGCTCAAGCTAGAAGCTTACAGACATGAAAGACTGTAGAAGAAAAGATGTATGAATACTGATTCAATGACATCCAAATAGTTCCTAAGTTATCAGTATTAGACTGAATAAACAGTGTAAGAGCTATCCTACCTTATTGTCGATTCGATAAAGAGAAAACTGAACGATGATGGAAATGTCTGAAAAACTACCACAAGGAATTAGATGAGAAAAGACAGACATTCAAATGACCTGAACATGATTGGAGTTCTCACTCTTCAGATGCCTTTAGGTATTTAGCAGTAGTAAATGAACTCTATGACTGAACAAGTCAGAAATGAAAAATTATAGACTCACGATCTTAATTTATATAACATATAAGAGATGGTAAACAACAGCACAACAGCTAAAATGGTGCAGAAAATTAAAGGATGGACTTATAACGAAATCCAAGCTAAAGTAGCTCAAGAGTATGATGCATGAGCAGAAATTGCTATGAGAAAAAGACCTCTATTACAAGAGTATCTAAGAGCTTATAATGTAGACTGAGACAAACTAAAAGACTGAGAGACAGTAAAATCTAAAAGCCTGTATACTTACAGGAATCTTTTTATCTCTTCACTTTACAAGAATAAGCCTTTAGTGCAATTCCAAGGAAGAAAAAGATGAGATGCAGAATATGCTAAAACATGGAATCACTTATTGGAATTTGATTATGAAGAATTAGATGAAGATGCTATCTCTTATAAGAAAATAGAGGATGAAGTAGACTTTGGAATCTATTTAGCAGTAGATGAATGATGGGATAAAGTAACTCAATCTCCTAAAAAGAGACTTTACTCTCCTCTTTGTTGGATTCCAGATCCATACTTTGACATAGTAAAATGATTCAACTTTCATGGATTTGAATTAGAGCTAACAGAAAACGAGCTATCAGACTTATATAAGAATACTGATTTAATGCTCACAGATGCTGAGCTGAAGAGACTAAAAGAGACTCTAAAGAATGATTATGATGCTAAGCTTAATGCATGGGCTGATGGATATTGAATAGATGGAATTTATCCTAGTGTAAAATCTCCTCTTAAATGCTATTCAGTTTATAGACACTTTACTAAATTCAACTGAAGATGGTATTTAACTGAATGGGCTAACGATAGAACTTTACTAATCAGATGTGAAGAGATAGAAGCTGTAAGGAGTGAAGAGAAAAAAGATCCAACTACTATTCCATGTCCTGTAGTTCACTCTCGATTCTTACCTAAGAAATGAGATCCATACTGATTATGTGTATGAGACTTAGCTAAGGATAACCAAGATTCAGAGGAAAGTATTATGAATCTACTAATAGATAAAGTACACGAGGAAACATTTAGCTGAATTACTGTATATAACTCTGATGTAGTAGATGGTAAAGAATTAGCTCATAGAAAACTCTGAAAAAGAAAATATGTACCAGCTAAATGAAACTTAGAGAATAGGAAAGTTATAGAGAATATTCAGACTCAGACATCATGAACTGGAGATGGATATAATCTAAAGAATATGATAGACCAAAAAGCTACAAAAGAAATCTGATTCGATGAGCAGAGTATCTGAGTATATGCAAGAACTATTACAGCTACTCAGAGTCAATTACTCCAAGCTAATCAGAATGTCAGACTTTCAACTATATTCAAGGTATTCCTACGATGAGAAAAAAGATATTGGGATGTGCTTTGGTATAGAAGCTATCAGAAGAACTTTAAGATGTCTAACGAGAAGAACATCGTACTAAATAGCTGATTATGAAATGTAACATATACTATCATGTGAAAAGACTTAGATACTAAAAGAGACTTGCACATGGTATTAGTTACTGAGATAGACAGAAGAGAACAAGAAGAGGCTAATAAATGAGCATTTATGGCAGCATATCAGCCTTTAATGGAACAAGCTAACGAATTTGGAAAGATACAGCTAACTAGAGACTTTGCTAAAGTTATGTGAATGGATGATGAATTAGTAAATTCTATATACGATTATCCTCCTGAATATGATAAAGCAATGCTAGACTTAGAGTTATTGAATAATAACGAGGATGTAGGAGAAATAACTGACATGGCAGAAAATCATAAGATATATATCCAAGTTTATCAGCAAGCATTAGATACTAAAGCTAAAGCAAAAGCAATAATGAGAAGAAAACAAGCTCTAATAGTAAGCTGACAAGCTAATCAGAATGCTATGATGCAATGAATGACTCCACAGAATAACTGAAGCACTAACCAACTAATAAGTAATTACATATCGCAAGAGAATCAGGCTAATAACCAACCAACTGCTTTATGACCTACTGTATGAAATGACATACCAACAACTGAATAAGAATGATGAGTGAATATTAAAAGACTGATTAAATTCAGACTTTCGAAGACTTATCAATGGCTATCTAAAGGATAGGAAAGAAGAACTACAGACTGGCATTTTATCTCCTATAAATGAAGATAAGAGTAAGTCCATCTTTAACAGAAGAGACATGGATCTGAAAGAACTGGAAGATATTGATGACTTCCTACAGATACCTAACTATCTCTTAACAAGGATCAGTAATCAAACTGATATATCGGTGGAGGATGACCACTAATCAACATCTTTTTATTTGGTAAACTAAACAATCATGGCAAAAATCGTCTATGATGATTGAAGCGAGAGGGACTTCAACGAGGAAGACTTTATCTCAAGAGATGAGCTTTCTGAGAATTACATTTCTAAAGATGATGTAGCTGAAAACTATGTCTCTAAAGAACTGTATGACAAGAAGAAAAAGCAAGCTAAGGAAGCTTTTAAGCAGAAAGATTTAGCTGATAGAGCTAATGCTGAAGTAGACAGAGCTGAATTAGAGAAATCTATTGAGGAAAAAGTAACCTTTAAAAGCAAACACGGATTTGAAGAGATTCCAGAGGAAATTCAGACAATCCGCAATGCTAATCCTAACTTAACATGGGAACAGGCTTATAGAGTAGCTGATTATCATGATGCAGAGACTGTAAATCCTAATCCATGAAGAGAAAAGGCACAAAACATTGAAAAGACTGACTGGACTTACGATGAACTAGCTGACTTAGCAGACAAAAATCCTACTGCATACGAGGAAATAGCTAAGAAAGTAGAGAGCGGAGAGTACAGACAGATTTAATTCTTTTAATTCATAAGTATGGCTATCAGAAAGAAAAAGGTAGTAGAAAAGGCTGTAGAAAAACCTGTGAAAACTCCAGTAGTAGAAGCAGAAAAACCTATAGAAACTCCTAAAAAAGAAGTCAAAGAATGGACTTATGATGAGCTTGTGCTATTACCTAGAGCTGAATATCTCAAAGTAGAGGCAGATATTAAAGCTGGTATAGCAAAAGTAAAACAAGACTAGACTAAACTACATGAGGGAAGAACTAAATCATTTATTTAGTTTTAACCTTATTTAATCATGGCAAACACTGATAAAATTAGAACATTATTGGTTGCAGAACTTAAAAGAAAGTTATCTGACACACCTAAAAAACCTTTTATGAGATTCGCTAACTACGAATTTGAGGGACAAATTAAAGCTGGTGGAGATACTGTAAGAGTACCTATCTCTCCAAAAATTACTTTAACTGATGTATCTGCTCTTAATAGTGGAGACATTAGAGCTACTTCTATCGCTGACATCTCAGCTTCTGATAGAACTGTAACTCACTCTGACTTAGTAGTAAACAAATTACATCAGTACAGAGAAAAATTCTCAGACTTGGAAGAAATCCAAACTCTATACTCTATCAAAGGAAACAGACTTCAAGACCTTTTGAATGGTATGGATACTGCTGTAGAAAGCTCAATCATTACTATGTTGGATGCTTTCTTCTTAGCTCACTCTGGACAAGTTATTGAAGAATCTACAATTACTGCTGCTAATGTAGCTGAAAAGATTATGAAACTTAGAACTGCTTTGTCAGAAAAAGAAGTACCTATGGATAACAGAATCTTAGTAGTATCTCCTGCTGTATCTGCTGTAATCGCTCAAGCTGGAATAGTAGCTGGAACTGAAGTAGCTGCAGATGCTGCTGTAGAATGATGGCTAGGTAAATTCGCTGGATTCTCAATCTTCGAATCTAACTTAATCCAAAAAGGTAACTTATATGCTTTCAGAGCTAAGAGTTACAACTATGTAAGACAATTATTCAAAGCTAAAGTAACTGAAGCTGAAGCTGGAATGTACTACAACATCCTTGGACAAATCGCTCATGGAGGTAAAGTATTCGATCAGAATGCTGAACAACTTTACAAGATGGAAGTATCTGGATTGAATCCTACTCCAACTGAGACTCCTACAGAGACTCCAACTGAAACACCAACTCCTACTAACTAGTAGATAATAAGATGGGAGGATAAACTCCTCCCCTCTTTAATAAATAGTCAGACTTTTAACTTATTATTTATTATTGAGCTAATGACAATTCAAGACTTATTGGAAGAAGCATACGAAGATACTAATACTTCTACTGCTAACTATCCATACACTAAAGGACTAAAAAAGCTGAATGAAGTCTATTCTGAAGTATATAGGATGATAGTAACTACACAGGAAGACTATTTTTGGACTTATTGGAATACTGACCTCCAAGAATGAGCAAGGGAATATAAAGTAGAAAGAGAACAAACATCTTATACAGATGGAGAATGAGTTACTCATGTAGTTCCATGAATAGCTAAAGTAAAGAAAGTTATAATCTGGACAGATGAAGAACATTCTTATGAATTACAAGAGTTATCAAGTTTAGAAGAAGATTATTGATTAAAGTGATGGACATTAAAGGATAATCATATAATTTTGAATTTTACTCCAGAAGAGACAGTAGAAAACTGATTAGAGATACAAGGGATACAAGCTATAAACGAATTGGATGACTTAACAGCAAATATAGAAGATGTAGTATTTCCATGACATTCAGACTTAAAACAATTTCACGATGTTTTAAAAGACTGATTAAGAGCTGAGTTATGGGAACATAAACAAGACTTTGAAAAATCTGACAGATGCAAAGCTAGATATGAGGAATGATTGGAGAAAATGAAAAGATATATCTCTCAAAGAGTACAAAGTATTTATTATTCTGATGTACAAAACTAATGGCAATAGATAACTTGAACTTTTATAGTGCTTGACTACCTGCTGGACAACAAACAGATAGATATTCAAGCCAACCTTGATGTCTAAGGAGTAAGAACTTAGACATCTTTTCTAGTAGTAAGAGTGTAAAAGCTACAGCATTCTCTACTCCTACTCAAACAGATTCAGATGTAATAAAGGAAGAATGAGGGCTTGTGCTAAAAACTGACTGAAAGGTATATGAGAGAGTAGATGGAGTAGATACATTGCTTATAGATCCTAGTGTGAATTTTCCTGTGCATCAAGTAAGCTATACATGAGGTAGCTGACCTTATGCAGATGCTACACGATGAACAGTACAAGATATGTCAGTAATAACA